TGGCAGTGGATGCCAATCAAGTCAGCAAAGAACAGTTGGTTACACGGCTGACACAATGGTGTCAAAGCCATGGTTTCAAACCAGAAGACTACATTAAAAAGTCCGGCATTTCTGTACACTTTAAAACGCCCATCACTGGTAACCCCAATTCAGGTTATGTGCAAACAGACTTTATGTTCTTGACTAATTTACCTTTTTCTAAATTTGTACTAAGTGCGCCTGCAGACAGTGCGTATCGTGGGCAAGACCGTAATGTGTTGATGAACAGCATTGCCAAAAGCATGGGTTACAAACTAAATCAAACTGCAGGCATTGCTGACCGTGCCACCAACAAGGTTATCACGGATGACCCGGATAAGATTGCTCGACTGTTGTTGAATAAACAAGCAACTCGAGCAGACTTGAACAGTGTAGAAACCATTGTGGCCGCACTGGAAAATGATCCCAAGCGTGATGCCAAGCTGGCAGATGCACGTGAACACTTTGCCAAGATTGGCGTTCCTTTCATGGAAAGTGAAGAACCCTTATATAAAGAATACAACGAAGTGAACTTCTTGGCTCGACTGCGTGATCGCATTGTGAATCAAGGCATGTCAGTGATTGTGGAAGGCGCCAAGGATGCACGTATTGAACACCTGGAAGATCTAGTGTTTGAAAAAGGCACACGTGGTATTCGTGATGCAGTTGAAATCATGCGCCACGCCGCAGAAGACACACGCGGTACTACCACAGTGAAGTGGGATGGCAAGCCTGCTATCATATTTGGCCGCAAGCCAGATGGCACGTTTGTGCTCACAGACAAAAGTGGATTTGGCGCCAAAGGATATGACGGCTTGGCCACATCTCCGGATCATATTGCTAGAATGATGGCCATGCGGTCGGGAGATCGTACAGAGTTAATTGGGCTTTATCAAAAGTTGTTTCCATTGTTACGTGCTGCCACCCCAGACAACATGCGTGGGTTTGTACAGGGTGATTTACTGTACACCAACACACCTCCTGAACAGGCCGGCGCTTATGTGTTCCAGCCAAATTTTGTTGAATACAAGATACCTGCCAGCAGTAAACTGGGACAACGCATTGGCCGCAGTGAAGTGGGCGTGGCTGTACACACACGATATCGTGATGTTGATGCCGCTCCTGAAGCAATCAAACAGGTCACACTGAATGAAGTTCCGGGACTGTTGCTGATTGAGCCCAGTGTCAAAGACATTCGCAACGTTGAATTAAACAGTGGCCTAGTTAAACAGCTGAGTCAAATTGTGTCCACACAAGGCACTGCCATTGACAGTTTGTTCAACCCTGCTGACCTACGTGCTGCCGGCATTACTGATTTGCCACAGTTGTGCAAACGCTACATCAACTCTAGAATTACCAGCAACTACGACAACTTGCTGAACGGCTTTGGAGACTGGCTAAAAACCAATGTAACACCACGCAAGTTCAACAACATTGTGGAATATCTGCAAAGTCCACGCACAAACATGGCGGGCATCACTTCGGCATTCACTGCATTCCTGTTGTTGCACGACATCAAAACAGACATGCTAGGGCAGTTAGATCGCCAACAGCCCGGGCAAGAAGGCTGGGTACTGGCCACCCCTGCAGGCCGTGCCAAACTGGTAAATCGCTTTGGATTCAGTGCCGGAAATCGTGCCCTAAACAATCCAGATCAAACAGCCTAAACCTGATTTTTTGTCAACTTGTATAAATAATTGCAGGTCCAACGTGACCATATACTAAGGAGATTTAAAAATGGCTTATATTACACAAGTAAACGGCAACTTCGAACCAGTTGTTAATCAAGACTCAGGCACAGTTGCCGCATCACCTGGCGCAGGCTGGAACAGTGGTGCTAACACAGTGACCAGTGGCACAACAGTTAACGTTGCAGGCCCTAAGTTAGACTTCGGTACAGTTACTTTCACTGGTAACGCTACTGTAAGTGGTACTTCATTGGGACAAGCATTCTTGACAATTCAGACACAATGCACAATTGCTATGTACGAATTCACAACCAACAGTAGTAACACTGCTACATTGGCTCTGGCTACATACCCAACTGGTGCATGGAACTATGCTAACGGTCAAGATCTAGACGTGGCATTGACTGCCGCTCTAGGCTATGCTGTTACCACAGCTGCCACAGCAACATTCACAAACTGATCTAAACAGTTTTTGAAACAAAAACCCTGGAATAAAACCCAGGGTTTTCTTTTGACGTTAAATACTTCATCATGATGGTGAGCAAAATAACTGAAGTAACAATATTTGAAAGCCCCGATGGTGGCCGCACAGTGTATGCTCGCCAACCTGGCAGTAGCGCAAGATCCTTGCACTATCAAGACCCCAAACTAAAACAAGAACTAGAAGATCTTGAAAACAAACGTCGTTGGGCAGAAATATTTGAATCACGTCACAACAGTGTAGCACTCAACGAACTATGCAACAAAGTTGAAGTGTTATACGAACTAATTAAAAAGACGCCATGAGATTTGTAGTACAAACATTCTTTGACATCACTGCCACCGGCGTCACAGGACATTATAAACCTGCCCGGGTGCCGTTCCGAGATCACGCAGGCAATGTAATAACCGACGAGTTAGACTGGGGTCGTGCTAGAAATCAACAAAGAAACTGGGAAACACTCACACAAATACTGGGACTACGTACACAGTTGTTCCGCATACAAGAACCCATGGTGGATGCATCAAATCGTGCATGGATGTTTGAATTTGAAACAGAAACTGACAACATCTACGGCACAGATGATGATTTAACCTTGGTACTACGTGCAGATGCCGAAGGTGTGCCCATGCTGTTAGGACTGGACAATAGACCAGAAATGTCCACTGTGCTGATTACACATGGCCCCCAACAGAACATATGGTTCGCTCCGATCGCCATAAATAATGCATTGGAGACCCAACATGGTTGATACCACTGCTATTGAGAAAAAAAGTCTAGAAGCACACGTAGAACTGTGTGCAGTACGTTATAGTCAATTGGAACTGCGGTTAGATAACGTAGACTCTAAAATTGCCAGCCTGGAACAGATGGTTGCACAGATACGTGATATGGTCAGAGACATGGCTGCCAAACGCAACGACCAATTGATTTCATGGGGTCTAGGTGCAATGGGCTCAATGGCCGCGGTCATTGGATGGCTGCTTGTGACTTATGTTTTTAAATGAAAATAGATAAAGAAATTTCTCGAGAAATCCTTAAAGAATTCCCCACACTAGAACACAACAGTATCTGGAAAAATTCTGATGGCGACTACACAGTATTTGGAAAATACAGTATTGTCAAAGAAAGTCAAGGCTACCGAGTACACTGTGCCTTAACTGATGTTGGCGTTTTTCACACTACTAAATCAGCATTGAGTTGGTGCATTGCCGACAAATTTAAACAATACAATGTGGCCCGCGATTTAATGCAGTTAGACAACAGTTTACATCATTTAACCGTGGATATCGGCACCAGAGCCGCCATTGGTGATCGCACCAAAAATGCTGATCAACGTGAAATCATTCTAACCAAGTTAGAAAATAAGATTTTAAAGAAAAAAGAAATAGAAAATAGATTAGCCAAATGTGTGAATTGGGCTAAATATTATCAACAACGAGGATTCGATAATGAAACTGCAAGAATTGGCCGTACTGCCGCAATCAAAACAAGTCGCTAAAGTATTCGAAAGTTACTTTGGTAAAAGCATTACCTTTGAATCAATTTCAAAGCGTCAAGCACATGCCATGTTAGGCCGTGTGCGTGGCTTACTGGGCGAACATCGCCGTACACCTGCATTCCATAAGAGCGAACAAGATTCAGCATACTTGAAATTAGTAATGCTAGAGCAGGTGTTGGCTAAAAAAATCAAAGAAGAGATTCCAGCGAACACAACAATGGGAATGCCAGATCCTAACAAAACAAAACAAGCTCTCAGTAAGATCACTGATCCTAAACTCAAGTCAGCAATGACCAAGAGTGCTGCCGGTCAAACGCTGTCACCAGACGAACAAAAGATGGTACAAGGTGCCGCATTATCTGCCGCCATGGCCGCTGAAAGTCGTCGTAAAACAGGCCGTCGATTAGCCGAGAGCGAAGTACAACAAGCACAGGTTATCTTGGCCAGTCAAGACATGGTTGATCAAGTTCAGCGCATGATTGAACAAGTTACTTCTATTCAGTTCAAAGATTTGCCAGCCTTGGTTGATCAAATCCGTAACGAAATTGGCTATGACCAAGCTACCAAATTCAATGCAGATGCCACAGCCGCACTGGGCGGAATGGTACAGAACCTACAGCAATCTAAGATTCAATTAGAAACTGCCATGGGCACAGTGACCGGACAAGCACCTGTGGTTCCGGGCGAAGTGGCTCCTGATGTTGGTGCAGAAATGCCTCCAATGGACGCTGGTGCAGAAATGCCTGCTGAACCCGGTGATGAACTAGATGCACTGGCTGCCGATGCAGAAGCAGACCTCGAAGAGCCTGTTAAAACTGGACTAGGTCGCGAGCGTAGATAATGCGCCTACGAGAGTTTGACGAGTCTGCCAACAGCGCCCTTAAACTAGCGGCGCTGAGTCAGTTTCTCAGCGACAGAGCTGAAGACGAAGCAGCCTCAAAACAAATTAGTCAAGCAGCCTTTGTTGACTTGGCACAGTCAATGGGTGTTAACGTAACTGAACAGAACCTAGGTGACATGATCAGCCGTGAACCATTGAGCAACTTGCTTGAACCACTTGAGCCAAATTCGGGTGTGGTTAGATTCAAAGGCAACACCGAAGCCACAACAGGCATGAGTGTTGATCAAGCACGTGAAGTTGTTGACAGCAATGCCAAAGCAGCCTTGAAGCGTCGCCAATAAAACACTCTCGCCAGACACTGGCATTAAATATCGCTACATGACACAAAAAATCTTGATTGACAAGTTAGAATTCTACATCACCAACGTGTGTAACTTAACTTGCAACGGCTGTAATCGCTACAACAATTATAAATTCAGCGGATGGCAAAGTTGGGCAGAAGCCGAACCTGTTCTCACTCGCTGGGCAGAAAAAATAGACATACGACATCCTGTAATCCTTGGTGGCGAGCCACTGCTTAATCCTGACATTGTTAAATGGATTAACGGTATTAGGCAATTGTGGCCCAAGCATTCGGGAGTTCAAGTGCAAAGCAACGGAACACGCATCGACTGCGTTAAAGGGTTAGATGAGGCTCTTAATCCTAAAGAGGGAAACTGGTTGGGCATTAGTATACACAATCCCAATGACCGAGAAGAAATATTTGCTCGTGTACGAAACTTCTTAGGACCTACTGTAATAGAAACACAACGCAAAGATGATCCAATTGGTAGCAATTATCAATTTATTAATGATAAAAAATTAACAATCCACGCCTGGATGAGCAACAAGTTTGTTCAAAGCAATATTATTGAACTTCCAGACAACAAGTACACACTGTATCAGAGTGATCCTACACGGGCACACGAAAACTGTACCTTCCGTAGATTTAAAAACTATCACATGATCAATGGGAAAATCTACAAGTGCGGTCCAGCCGCTCTAATGCCCGAATTTGATGATCAATACCATTTTGAAATAAGCGATGAGGATCGTGCTATGCTACACAGCTATCGACCGTTGACCATTGATGAGTTTGATCTACGTGGCAAAGAGTTTATTGACACGATTGATAACCAAATTGATCAATGCAAGTTTTGCCCAGAATCATACGAATACAAACCCATCACATTCAGTGATCGTAAAAAACCCTGGATAAAAGAACCAAAATGATAGTAAATACATGCAGAATGTAGTATAATACATTTAATGTATGCAAAGGATACAAAGATGAAAAAAATTCTTTTAGTCGTATTAATGACAATCGCAACAGCCGCATTTGCACAACACGGACACTTTAACCGTCACTACCATGGCGGGCATTGGCAACGTGGGCACAGCGGCAATTGGGTTTGGATGGTCCCTGCAATCATTGGAGGTGCAATTGTATACGAAGCATCACGACAGGCACCACCGCAACCTGTAATTATTCAACAGCAACAGTCTGTTGACACAAATTGTAGCCCTTGGACAGAAATACAAAATCCAGACGGCACAATAACCAGAACAAGAACTTGTACAAAGTAATTGTAAATCAGTAAATTAAAACAGAAAGTAGTAGCAGTATATGGCATTAGGTAAAGTAAAGTGGTTTAATGAAACCAAAGGTTTTGGGTTTATTACTCCAGACGAAGGTGGCGAAGAATTGTT